CCTCGACGGCGGGCATCTGGTCCTTGATTGCCTGGTCAACCCGCCTCTCGGCCTTTTCCAGAGAATCCAGATCGGTTTCGATGTCCTTGCGGGTCTGGGCATATTCGTCGGATGCGGTCTTGGCCTCGGCGACGGCTTTGGCGACGTCTTGGATCCGCTCTGCCGTGGTCTTGGCGTTCCTTGACAGCGCGAGCATGGCGGTTCCGGCGGCGAACAGTGCCGCGCCCCATGGCCCCCCGAACAGCGCCAGCGCCCCGTTAAGCCCCGCAAGGGCCGTTCCTGCCGTGCCTGCGGCTATCGACATCAGTGTCATGCGCGATGCAATCGACGCGGCGACGCCGCCCAGCATCAACAGGCCGCGCGTTCCGGCCAGCACTAGGGCCGCATCAAACACGATCTTGAGCGCCTTTCCGAGCTCGCCGGCCGCGCCAGCGTTGCGCAGCATAAATTCGGCGAGGGCTTGTTGAGCACCTGCGATCCGGTCTGTCACGCCCGCGCCCTTGTCCAGTTCTCCGGCCACCGCGACAAATGAGGTGCGCAGCGCGTCAGATGCTTCGGAAAGCGTCATGCGGAAATTCTGGAATTTGATCTTGGATGTTTCCTCAAGATCGGCCAGCGCCTTGACCATCACGTCGCGCGTCAGCTTCCCCTCTGAACCCAGCTTGCGCAGCCCTTCAACGGTGCCCCCCGCCGCCCGTGCAATGGCTTCCAGCAGCTCAATGGGCGCGGCTTCGCGCAGGCTTCGCAGTTCGTCACCAGCGAGAATGCCAGATTGCAGGGCCTGACCAAATTGGAGCGACACCGAGCCACGGCTTGCACCGTCCAGACCGCCAATCGTCAGCAGGCGGTTAAGGGTGCCAACCTGCCGGATTGTGTCCTCTAGGCTTTGGTCTTTGAGGGATTTCTGCATTGAACGCAGCAGCCCGACCGTGGCCTCGATGGGCGTTCGGGTTTCGATAGCCAGCGCAAACACCTTTTCCTTCATGTCGTCGGCACCGGCCCCGATGGCTTGCAGCTGGTTGCCCATTTGCTTGGCCGTGTCGCCGTATCGGGCAATTGCCAGCAGAACAGCGGAACCGCCCAAGGCTGTGGTTGCGGCGAACACCTTTCCCAAAGACAGCGCGGCCCTGGTCGCGTTCTTATCCACCTCACCAAAGCCGACCTGAGTTTCGCGCCGGAACCGTTCGGTGCCAGCCTTCATATCGTCAATCTTGCGCTGGAAAGGCACGATAGATGCGTCAAACTCCGCGACCATCTTTTTGCTGCCAAGCATGCTTTATCCTCCGGCCTTTCGGGCTTGTTCCATGCGTTCCGCCGCATCCTCTGAGGCTTCGATTCCCGCCCATAATTCGCGGGGGGTAGAAGCCCAGAAATCGCTTACAGACCATTTCAAGGCGGTCGTGGCCACCTTGAACATCGCGCCTAGGTGGGTGTCTGTTCGCCCATCTGTTTGTCCACTTCGGCCTCGATCTTTTTTCGCTGCGCAGGCGTCCATGACAGTGACGCGATAAATTCCACAACGGGGTTGATCGTTTCAGCAGAGAAGGTGCCGCCATCCCACAACCCCTGCGCAATACCGTCGATTGTGAAGTCAGCGCCGGTGCGTCGATCCTTTGTCTGGCCTTCGATTTGCCGCATCCCGATCAGGACAATTTCAGCCGTCTGGGCAAGCGTCAGCATGCCTGTTCCAGCCATGTGGTACAGTTCACGCATGGGCTTACCCAAACTGCTCTCAATGTCGCCGTATGCGTGGAACGTGGGGCGAAGATTGTACTCCGCCCCACCGACTTTGATCTTGGTGACCTCGCGCATTAGGTTGCTACGCTCCGTGTCCAGTCGCCGACAACACCGACCTGCACCTGCACGGTGCCGTCGCCGTTTGTTGGCGTCGTGAGGCTGGCAACAGATGTGATGCCCGCAAACTCAAATTGGATGCCGCCGGTGACCTTGTGCGTGATCCAGAAGTAGCCTGGAGCGCCGCTTTCGTCCAAGTCGATCAGTGCAGACTGCCCCGCACCAATCGGCGCGGTCAGGCCCATGCTGATGGACACGCTTTTGCCCGCGTCATTCTGGTTTGAGGTCTGGCCGTTCTTGTAAACGGTCGTGTTGTTGGTCTTACCAAAGTTGATGGTCAGGTCGCCTTGGTTCTCAATTTCGACGGGTGTGCCCGTTGCGGTGCCGTCGTCGGAAACCAACAAGAGGCTATCGCGGCCTTGTGACATTTTTCAATACTCCTAGGTTGCTTGGCGACGCCGCCGCCGTTTAAGTGTTTCCACCAATAACCGATCTTAACCTGTCAGGCGAGAGCGAAGGCGAACGAAGGCGTGTGCGTCATTGATGCCGTCCGCACGAGCCTCCAATCTGGCTTCTCCGGTTTCGGGGCGCAATCCCTCCGCGCTCCCGTCCAGTTTCAACCCTTCCAGCGCCGCGACCGCGACCGCCAGTGTTTCCTGCACCCATTTCAGGCTGTCCGTGCCTTCGTCTGGGCTGTCGATCAAGTGCAGGGTGAAGGCATGCCGACCCGCCGAATTATTCTTGTATTCGTCGGTCGGAACATTCGAAAGCCCATCAATTCGCCAATAGCGATCTGGTGAATTTGCTGGCGCATAGGAAAAGCCTGGAACGTCAGGCAACGCGGCCTCAAGCGCCGTCCACACCATCTGTTGAAAGGGCCAGCTTTTGGAAAAGGTCATGGGTTCCACCTTCCTGTCAGGGCAAAGTCGATCACGCGCCCTGCCTCGCGCTCGTGAAACAACTCTCCACGATCTACAGCCATATCATGGTAGGGCCGCGCAACCATCTTGACCGTGCCATCGTTCAAAAACTTAGGGTAGAAGACAATCCCGTCCTCCCATTCCAGATAGCCCGCATAAGCGCCCACCGCGCCAGATGTGGCCCCGAACATGCCCGCAGACGCGCGAACCCCGTAGAGCGCGCGGCTCCGGCCCGTCACCAAGCCGATGCCCATGGCCCCCATATTGGATAGCGCCTGATCGCGGGTCAGGGTTGCGGCCTCGTAATTGTGACGCGCGGCCCCGACCCGCATGCGTTCCTTCACATCGTCTAGGAATCGCTCGAAATCATCCTGCCCCTGCAATTCCATCAGGTGACCGCTTGCAACGTGGCGCGGCGCCAAGCCGGATTATCAGCCCGCACACCGATTGACCGGATCTGATACTCCATCCCGCGCAAGTCCACGCGGCCACCCGCCGCGACGGTTGGCCCCGCCGGATCATAGGGCCAAGACACAAAGAGGCGGGACACCACTTCAACGGCCTCGCTACTGCTATCCTGTCGTTTGTTCTCCGCACCCATGCGCACCATGACGGTGCCGCCGATGATTTGCTGTTTGATGTGCCCGCCGCCGCCGTCTGGCAATTTATTGACCTCAACAAGCGTCATGGCCTCGGCCGGCGGGGCGATGCAGTCAACCATCATGTGAGACCCTGCTGGGCTTGGCCGAATTGTCCAGATGATCCAATCCTCTCCCGTCAAGGTCACAACGTCGTTTTGCGCGGGCTGGACGGGAAGGTCCAGACCATGAATGCGCAGATCCGCGTCCCACACCCTGCCGCTCTCTGTGGCGCGGTGCGGGCGGGTTTCACGATGGCGGCTGGCACGGATCGGGTGCGAAACCTGCCCACGGGTCAGTGTCGCGTCGCGCGTCAACGCTAGCGCCGCCCCGCCCGCAATGCGGCCTATGCTGTCAAGTAGGCTCATTCTCCCACCAGCGAAAAGGGCACCTGATATTGCCGGATCAGGGCGACGTATCGGGATCCGAAGGTCGTCAACATCATCGGGTTATCCGCGGCTGCGCCGGTCAGCGCGCGGCGGGTGACCGACGTGGCACCGTCTGAAACGCTGGCGAGGGTGCCGCTTTGGGCAACCTCTACCTCTGGACTGGTGCCGTGGCCGCTCAGTGTCATGTCGTGAGCAACCCACAGGGCGAACGCGCGGTCAAAGATCAACTGGCTGGGCAACGCCTGCGGCACGGTCTCTGCGGCCAGTGCAAGGGCGTCAGAAAACAAAGCGTCGTCCACACCGGCCATCGCTGGAATTTTCGCCTTGATGTCTGCCGCTGTCGGCGCTGCCCAGGCCATTATTCTGCGGCCTCGATCGCTTCCTCAAGGCTCTCGACCGTAGCGTCTTCGGCCACCTCAACACCCAAAGACACGGCTTTGGCCTTGAGCTCGGACAGTTTGATGGCCTCGGCGATGCCTTCGTTTGTTGCATCGTCTGCGACCTCGACACCCACGGCGGCAGCGCGCTCGCGCAGGTTCGCATTTTCCTTTTCGTACTCCGCAATGCGCTCTGCCAGCGTTTCGGCCCCGATGTTCGCGCCAAACGTCAGGCCCAAACCGGACGGCCACCGGCGATGTTTCGCCATCCGTGACCGGCGTATCGTCGGGAACGCGCTCATATTCGATCTGCAAAACCTGCAAGCGGGCCTTCTTTGCGCCTGTCAGTTCCTCTGGCGTTTCGACAACGCGCTCCGAGCGTGGTTTTACCACAGTATTGCCCATGACAGATGCGACGGCGATGGCGACATTTGTGGGGTTCTTGAAACGATATTTCACTGCGTTCTCCATAAAAAAAGGGGCGGCACAATCGCCACCCCTTCGTTTTTGCATAAAACGCCCATTCAGGCAATTATGTGGCAACGCCCTCGCGCAGCAGGTCAGGCCGGCGACAGAAGTGCAGCGGGTAGTTGTAGACCTCGCCCTTTGTCCATGCGTCACGACCGGAAGGGTCGGGCAGGTTGTAGGCATAGATTTCGCGGCCAGGCTGGTTGATCAGGCCACCAAATTCAGAGGGTCCGAGGGCGCGCGTGAACACGTCCGCATTGACGGGGAAGAATTTGGCCTGCGTATCCGGCACGGAAACGGTCGATTTGTCGTCGGTGCCGCGATAGTTGTGGAACGTGATCTTGCCGAAGGTGAACGCCTCGAATGGCCCCTGCTCTTTCAGCTCCTGCGCCGCAGACCATTGGAGATAGTATTTCGAGACGCTTGGGTGCGTGATCAGGGAGTCGTAAAACTCGTCACCACAGATTGAGTGGATGCGGGACTGGCCCGTCATGGCCCCACGGCTGGAACGCACCACATCGCGCACGATATTGTGGCATACCTGACGAATATCGGCATCCGCGTCAGAAAACGGAAAGTCGATACCGGCAGGGCGCGGAACACCGAAGGCGTCAAAGGAGTCGTGAATGACCCGTGTGCCGTCTGCATCAAGGACAAGGCCCTGAACAGCGCCAAGACGATGATATTCCTGCGTCAGATCATTGCGGCGACGCATCTTGTCGAACCGCTTGATGTATTCCACCTGATAGTTCTGAAACGTGCCTTCCGTCCCGAACCCACGCAGGCCAATGAGCTCATGGGTGTGCAGGGTGAAACTCTGCGCAATACGCGGGATGCGCAGGGTCACAACGTCGCGCTGGTCCCGGTCCAGTTCGTCAGGTGGGGCGCCGAGTTCACTGGTCGGCACCAAGGTCAGGCCCTGGTCGCTGCGATCCACAAACAGATCGTAGGTGCGCACGGGATCGTCATTGAAGATCCCCAGCCCCCCCAGATATTGCGGCACAAAATCGACTTTTTCCACAACGCCGGTCAGAGACGTCATGCTGAACCAAGGGTTCTTGAAGGGGTTAAGGACGGACATTTCTTTGGCTCCTTACGTGCGGGGGATCAGGCCGAGGGCGCGCAGGCCGTCGTCCACAGTTTCGATTTCGGCGGCGCTTGCACCTGTCGGGTAGGTCAGGTTTGCCTTGACCAACTCGGTGCGGCGCGTGTGGACAGTGCGGCGGTCAACGCCGGTCACGGCCTCGAACAAAACGCCTGCCACGGCCTCGCTGCCGTCGGTCGCCGCCAGATCAAGGGGAACGAAAACGCTGTCTGCCGTGCGCTTACCCAAGATCGTGCCAGCGATGGCACCGTCTGTGCCACCATCAACCTGCACCTCGTCACGGCTGAAATAATCAATTTCACCAGATGCGAGGTGTTCGGCGGTTTGGATTTCAAATTCGGTTACGGGCATCTTACGCCTCCCCCTTCTTCATTTTGACGCCTGCCATCGCAAACACGTCACCATCATTTGCGTTGACGTCCTTGCGCGGGCCTTTGATCCCGTCAGCGAGAGTTGCCGCAAGCGGATCGTCGTCTTCGGAGTCCTCAAAGCCGATCACGGAAAACGCACCGGAAACAGCCTCGTCGGACATATCCTTGCTGTAGCCGTCGCCAAGGTGGTGGGCCACGGCGGCGCGCATGATGGCACCATCTTCCATGTCCTCGTCAGGCTCTTTGCCCATGACCTTCTTGGCCTTCTTCATGATTTTGGCGCGCTTCATCGCCATATCGTTCATTTTTGCGGGCGTAACCTTGCTGTCCTCAACGGTCTTTTTCAAAACCGCGATTTCGCCGTCCAGTGTGGACTTTTGCTTGGTCAGGTCAGCAATTTCACCGTCCTTTGCCTCGATTGTGGCTTGGAGTGCCGAAGTCTGACCTTGCAGCTTTTCGATCACCTGCGCCGCCTGGTCTGTGACCTCGACCGTGATGCCGTCGAAGGTCAGTGTGCGCTTGTTCATTGGCTCGTCCTTTGCGTCTGCGACTTGGATGGGCGAAACGCCCCACTGGTCACCTTGTAAACCGAAAACCTCGCCGTCGCCAATGTTCAATTTATCCCCGCCGCGCGCCACATCCACAATGGCTAGGTGGTTGGGGCGGATATTGGTCATGCGTCCGTCGTAGACCTCACCATCTTGTGTTACGCCCTCGCCCCACTCGATTTCGGCCTTGTACCCCCATGACAGCTGGTTCCGACCCGCTTCAACCTGCGTCTTGGTTTCGCCATCCATCACGACCAGACCAACGCGCAGAAAATCACCGTCGCGCATGATGTCGCCGGTCGTGTGGCCCACCGCCTTTTTCTTCCAGTCCTTCGCGCTTACCCCCTTTTGAGGATGGCCGACGGTCACGGGAAGGTTTGCAAATTGCTCGACCGTGGCTTTATCAAAGACCGCGGTTTCGTCGCGCAGAATGCGCACAACAGGCATGTCTGGCTTGTCGAAGTCAGCGCCCTTGTAGGACTGAATGCCCGTGCGGGCGCTGCGGCTGAACGCTTTCAGATAGCCCTGCTGTGTGGTTGAAACCCCCCCGATCTGGGCCGCGTCACAAACTTTCATTTAGGTATCCTTCCCTGAGTGTTCTGGGCCTTAATAGCGCAGCGGCGTCACATCGGCAATTTATAGCGTGGCCTGGGTGCCCGTCGCGTGGCGGCTTAGACCAATAGAACCGCAGGCCCTGCCTGCGCACATGGTGCTTTCGCGGGTTCTGGCGGAAACTGTGCTGCCAGACGTATTGGTCAATACCTGCGGCCACCTGCTGCAATTCGTTCATCTTGGCCGCGATCTTGCGCGTTTGGTCTAGCGCGATCAGGCGGGCGCGGCGGCGGGTGATCTTGATTTGGCGGGCCAGGTCTCTTTCGATCTGAGCGGGGGGCAGGCGGCGGGCGGTGGCATCGGCCAGAACCGTTTCAAAGCGGCGGCGCATATCGTCGTTGAGGTCTCGGATCAGAGCGACAGACCATTGCACGGCGGCGCGCAGGTCGGGGTCGGATGAAACAAACGGTGCCATGTTGTCCACGTTCATGCCGGTTGCGCGTTTCACCTGCCTTACCCACTGCGAACGCTGGAAGCGATCCAGCAACCCAACCCACCGCCACAGCGCCGCGATGGCCGCCGCGATCACCCCCGCGCCCGCTTCGTGCGTCCTCTCTGTCTCGGAACTGTCACCGATGAAGAAAGATTGCCGCCGCGACCAGTGATCAACGACAGGCATCAGAACACGCTGCAAGCCCCGCTCATGCTCGCGCGTGGCCGTGCGCAGTTTGATCAGCGTGTCAGACCGCATACCCTCGGCCCATGCCATTTCGGGAAGGCTGTAGCGCATCACTTGACCCGCTCGAATATCTCTGGCCCCAGCTTGATTTCGCCCTGATATGGCGTGACCTTCGACAAATCGACGCCCTCCGCGTTGTAACTGATCGTGA